CCATCCGGTCTTCGATCTGTTTGCGGTACGCAAACCCTAAGTGCTCAGCAATGTGTGCTTGCATGGATGCCATCAACATCTGAGCCTGAGGGTTCTGGCCCATCTGCTTCATGATCATTGGGTCTTGCATGAACGAATTGTGCGTTGCAATATGCGCGTCGTGATCCTGATAGATAAACGCCTTCACGGGTTTACCCTTGAGCACGGACATATTTTCACTTATCGGATCACGAGGCTTCTCGTCATCCTCGACCGGAACCAAGTCCTCGCCATTCTTAATACCAAGGATCTCGATCATCTGCCGGTGCAGGTTTGGCAGGTTGTAGATCTGAGGCGCTGTGCTTGCTAGCTGTATGACCGCCTGATACTGCATGATGCGTTGTGCCATCGTGCTGCTGTTGGGGTCAGACACGGGGATGATGTCCACCATGTCATAGTCAGCCTGCTTGACCTTGCGATCCGTCGTGAAGTCTGGTGTGTAGCTATACTCCGGGGGCGTATAGTCCCGGATGATGTTCTTGAGGAGCTTGAACTCCTCTTTCATCGAGTAGTGCACCCGCGCCTGCACCGCAGACATGGTTTTGAGGGTGCGTTCTAACAGAGCGAGCGTGGTTCCGACAGGCGCATTTGCACTCATGTCGGAGATGTTCATATCACTAATAGCACCAAGCCTGCGACCTTCTTCCGTGATTTTGTCCAACAGACCAGACAGAACCATGGATGGTTCTTTATACGGCAGCGGCATCACGTTGTCTTTCAACGCTCCGCTAGGAATGTCCACGTCCCTAAACTCTCCGGGGGAGATGGGCGTGTCGTCGCCTTTGATCCGCAGCCCTCGGGTCTTTAGACCACCCGGTAGGTTAGATAGAGTGCCAGCATCCACAAGCTGACGGATTAATGAGGTCCCCGCACGGGCGTAGCCCCCGATGATGTGAATGAGACCCATACCGTACACTCCGAATCCCGGAATGTAGTTGTACTGCACGAAGTGCTGTCGCTTGAGTCGTTTCTGGTCATCTGGGTCCCAATTGCGGCGAATTGCTAGGACTTTTAGCGTCCCCCGCTCATACGTAATAATGTATGGCAGTGCAATACCGTCTTCGTCCTCATATCCCGGCAAATCGTAGTCGATATGGACTTCGCACGTCTGATACCGGTCATCGTCGGTAATAGAATAGCCTTGCTCGTCGGCTTTCTTCTTCTCAATGTCGGTTGCAATGTTGACGGGCTCGCCAAGCTCAATATCCCGATAAAACCCAGCGACTTGCAGCTTGCGAACGTCGTTTTTGGTCTTACGCATCATGTGCGTAACACGCTCGGATGTCTGGAGGTTTGACGCTCCATATGGCATAATTAGGTCTTCAGCCGAGACGTATAGCGATACTTGGCGGTCTAATGACGGGTCGAAATAAACCTTTTTGAATGCAGCACCGGCAAGTCCAAGGCTAAACAGCATGCGCTCATGCTCTGAGCGATATTCCGTCATTTTCTCGGTCAATTGGTAGTTCATGTCATCTTTGACACGATCCGCCGCTTCTTCCTTAATCTCGTCAATTTCGCCAATAATCTGGGTTTTTACCGGCCCTTGAGCCGGAAAAGTCTCCATAATCGTCTCGGCTTGGAACCTAATAGCCGCTTCGGTCAGCACGGTGGAGAACACCCCGCAAGCGCCATCCCACGGCTCAGTGCGCTGCTCATATTTGAGCCCCAGCACTTCTAGGCCGCGCACATAGGTGTCCGCCCAGTCTTTGCGACTATTAATGTCTGCCGTTACTAGCTCGTCGATCTCGTCTGCAATGAGGGAAAGCTCGCTTTCCGACATGTTTTCGGCCAAATTTGCGTCAAAATCGTCGTCTTCGAGGTCTAAAGTACCCTCGCCGATCAAAATCTCGACATCGGCATCGGTTTCGTCCGCCAAATCGGGCAATTCCAGTTCAAATTCGGGCGAATCGAGAATTTCATCCTCCATTCCAGCCAGTCCAGCCCCCAAACCAGTCGTATTCTCGATATTTGTAGCCATTTTGAGCCTTTAGTAGTACGCTAGGCGGCGGCGAGACTTGAAATACTCTTCAGCATCTTTCTCGTCGCTCGGTAATTGAATAAATCCGCCTTGACGGAACCGCATCAGGGCTTGCGTGCAGGAGTCTACCAAGTCGTCGTTCTCTCCGGCAGGGAAAGACGCGAATTCCTCGATAACTTCTTCAGCAAACCGGGTCTGCGGAGCCCATACTACGCCACTTGCAAATAAATCTGCTACCGAGTTCACCCTCGAAATCTTATCATTACCTCTTGACGGAGTATACTCTGAAAGCATGACCCCCATGCTGCGCAACTCCTGAATCAGAGGGGTGCCTGAGGCTTTTGCCTCGATGATGCAAGTGTCCGGGTTGTATTCTTTATATAGCTCCAGCGCTTTTTTCTTTAGGTCAGGGAAGTCCATCCTCGCCTTGAAAGAGTCCAACAGGATCAGGTTGGGCATCTTGTCGCCGTGCTCATTCTCTTTGTTGAACACGCCCCACGTGGTGCAGGCAGAGTAGTCGGCTCGTTCCTTGGCTGAGAATGCACAGTCCCACGACTGTATAATATAGTCAACCTCCGGTGGGTCTTCCTTTTCCCACTCGCGCCACCACTCCCTCTTAATGATAGAGCCCCCGGCACCGGAGGGCTGCTGCATGTATTGCGCGTCCCACTTGTGGACCGGCAACTCGTCTTTAAGGGCCTGAAGTTCTTTTAGAGACCAGAACTGCGGCCATAAGGGTTTACCCGAAGGCATGATGGCAGGAAGCTCGATTACCTCCCACTCCTCACCGCCACGGGTGAGTGAACTCTTGATGACCTGCGCCGTAAGATCCCTTTTACTCCACCTAGTCATGACGACAATTATCGCCCCTCCCGGTTGCAGACGCTGACGCGGCCCGGACGTGTACCACTCGTACACCCTGTCGTAGACCTCACGGTTGGTCTCTCCTAGAGCAGCTTCTTGCTCAGAGTGGGGGTCATCAATAATAAGCAGGTCGGCACCTTTACCGGTGACGGCACCTCCCACACCGATAGCAAAGTAGTCGCCTCCCTTGTTGGTGCTCCAGCGTCCAGCAGCCTTGGAATCTGCTTGCAGGGAGACTTCTGGGAAAATTGTTTTGTAAGCGTCAGAGTCAACAAGGTTCCGTACTTTCCGGCCAAAGCCGGTGGCTAGCTCCGACGTGTGGGAAGTCTGAATGACTTTTTTCTCTGGAAAGCGACCAAGAAACCATGCTGGCAAAAGAAATGATGCAAACTCGGATTTGGTGTGCCGTGGCGGCATGTTGATGATGACCCTTTTGATTTCGCCATCGGCTACTTTCTCAAAGGCATCAGCCATGATCCTGTGGTGTTTGCCGTGGATAAACCCCGGCCACATCTCTTGCACAAACGACAAGAAATCTGACTTGCATCCCTCAACCTTGCGACGGCGATTTAGCTCTTGCAACAGGGAAGATGCCTTCTCCCGAATCTCCGGCGGCATGGCAGTGAGCGCTGCCTGTATAGCGGTCGGGTCGAGATTAAGCACAGAAGAAAAAAGAAGAAAAATAAAAATTAAGGAGAATCAAAGGCGTCCTCCTCTTCGGGGAGTTCACTCACCACCGCGTCTTCAATTTCTTCAACCGGCTCCACTTCCTGCACGTACTTACTGAAGTACGCCTCAAGCTCTTTCTCAAGATCTCGGGTCGTTTTATCTTTAATAGTGATCTCGGTGCGGTCGGCAAACAGCCCGACATCAGCAACCTTGCCCAGCAACTCCAGCGCCTTGATCCGAATCTTCACGTCCGGGTCGTCCGTCAGTTCTAGCAGTCGGTTGGTTGCGTAGTACCGGATCTGGGCGGGGTCATCCACCACCCGTTTGTCATAAGCATTTAGCAGGTTGTTAATCTGGTTCAGCGGCCCACTCGACACGTGGGTGGGCATCGTTCGGGGGACTTGAGGTGGTGCAGCGGTGAATCCCGGCTCGAACAGATTCTCTTGCGGCGGTGTATCGCTGCAAGCCAACTTGGCGTTTGCAAAGATCTCGTTGAAGTTGTTCAAAATTTTATATGTACCCCCCGGGGGTATACGGGGGAAATGGAGGGGGGCCTTTTCTATATTAGAGGGGGTGGGTGGGCAGTGTCAAGAAAAATGGAATTGGATGTGCAAATTAGTATAGTAGAAGAGTGGCGCTCACGGGGGACTTATTCGGGCCTCCCCCGGTATGGTGGGGTAGCGCCCAGAGCTATTGACAATGTACAGAGACTAGCGTAGTATTCGGGTTGTCGGCACTCAGCGACACAACACAAAACCCTTTGGAGTTTGAAGATGAAATCAGCACTGTTCACCCTGCCCGTGGTTCAAGACGCCAACAATGGCATGATCAAGTACGCACAAGAGCAAATCAGAAATGGTAAGCGCGATTTGAAGTTTATCAATTCCGCCAAGACCAAAAAGAATCTGACGATGTTTGGCGTGCTGGCGATGAATGTGGAAGGAAAATTCAGCGCTTACGTTGGGTTCAAGCAGACGTACGGAGATTGGGAAAACGGCATTTACGTGCCGGGATATACCACTCCGCGACTCAACGCTACGATCCGCATCCGTGAACTGGAATCGTTCAAAGATGATAGGTTGGTTCGGATTCTTGAAGCGCTCGACGATATGGGGCTCAAAGTTGAGACCCGTGACTACGCGAATAACGACTCGCCCAATCGGGAGTTTACGTTTGAGACTGACGACTACCACCTGACGATTGACGCATACGTCAAGTCGGACAGCCCGTTCTGCAAACGAGTCAAGGTGGGCGAAACGAGTCGCACCATCGTCGATGAAGAGTGGAAACTGGAATGCAACGAGTAACGTGCTAGGGCTTCGGCCCTTTGGCCCCGGACTTCGGTCCGGGGTTTTTTTTGGCCCTCATCCTGAGTCGCCAGTTCCCTGCGCACTCTCTCGCACTGCCGCACGCTCTCTCGCGTGTTTCTGTAAAAGTTTTACGAGAACCCTTGACAATGTAACGGGTTTGCCTGATAATTCACTCACTCCAGCGATGGAGTGAATCGAAACCTACCTACACTTAAAGGTAATCACTATGGCAAATAAGCCAATTCTCGCAGTAGCACTCAACGCCGTTGAGTCCGCCAAACTAACCGAGGCCGTCAAGGCCGATCAGAGCGCTCGCGCTCTGGCTGGTGAGGTTGGGGTTCTTTACGTGAAACGCACGTCGCATCCGGTCTGGGATAGCAACAGCCCGTTTTACGCGCACTTCGCATCGGCCATTGAGGCAGTGGTCACCAAAGCCGCACCAAACTACAGCAACACTCGGATGCTCGTCATGCGAGCCCGGGAGTGTGCCAAAGAATGGTACGTGGCCGAAGGCGACGCGGTTCTCAAGGCCGCACGTGATGCGGCCGATACGGCCAAGGCGCAGGCTAAGTCGCATGACGCTGTAGTGGCGGCGGCTGAGGCGCAGGCTAAACGTGAGGACATCAGTGTCGCTGAGGCCAAACTGGCCAAATTGGCAGTGACTCAGGCGAAGGCCGAGCGTACGGTGGCGAAGGCAACAGCCGCTACACTGGCTGGACAGTACGCCTTGGCCTTTGAGGCCAAGTTTCCGACCAAGGTAACGGTGATGTCCAAAGAGGACAAACTGTCAGAGTTTGTCAAGGCCGTGAAAACGATCAAGGCCAAGTTTGAGGCACTTGAGGATGCGTCGGTTGACAAGTATGTGCACGAGGCCACGACGGCCTACCTTGAGAAAATGAAGCGCTGGACTGAGGTAGCACCAGCGAAATAACCCTCGCTTCCCTAAGAACCCCCGGAGAAATCCGGGGGTTTTTTTTTGCCCAAATTCTGGGCGAATCGCCAGTTCCGTACGCACTCTCGCTCGCACTCGCTGGCGTAAAAGTTTTACGCTTGGGTGCTGGGTTACGCTGTCGCCAGCGTAAGGTATCAGCACGTCGCTTGTCAATAAAAAACGCCCCGAGAGTTTAATCTGCGGAGCGCTCGTGGGGCGTGTCAAATAAATTTTTATGGAGATTGGTTTACGGTGTCCAAAAGGGCTGTTTTTTGCCTGTTTCGGTTACGCTGTCGCCAGCGTAAGGTATTAGGGGGCTAGAAGTCAAGCAAAAATGCCCCGTGAGTTTCCTTACGTCGCCAGTTCCTCGCTCACTCTCACGCAACCCGCACCAGCACTGGGTTTTGCGTAAAAGTTTTACGCAGGGGGAGGGAGGGTGTTTGTTCTAGTTGTTCTTTATGTTCTAGTTATGTTCTTATTCTATCTATCTATCTACCCAGTATCTACGCGGGTTCTGGCGTATTGTTCTGGGGTTCGGCGTTTACCCCCCCAAAACGACGAAGGGGAAATTTTTCGAGGAGAGCAAATTCATACTAGGTTTTGTAGCGTTCTCCTTGATTGTATAGGTTCCGCTTTCCCCATCTCACTGTTTTTCAACCGAACCTCAGAACTCTAGAACAAATGGACAGTCTCAAGCCGCTAACCCGCGCCGTTCCTAGGCCCTCCGAAAAACCCCTCCGAACATAGCAAACCCAGCCAAGAACATAGGGAACAAAATTCAGGGTTGACTTTTTTACAGGGGCACGATACACTAACCATCCCCTAACCAAGCCGGACCTCAACGGCACACCGGAGCACACAAGTGACCACGACTCACACCGTAACCGACCTCCCCCCGAACGTATCCAAGTACATCGACGTGCAGACAGGAGAGAATAAATGGGGAGATCATTGGATCTGGACAGGCACGTACCACCCGGACGGACTGCCACTCATCGGAAGCAAGATGGCCCATAGCACTATCTACCGCTATCTCAACCCTGAGATAGCCAAGCTCGACGGACGCATCCTGCGTCAGTGCGGGGAGAAGAAGTGCGTCAACCCTGCCCACATGCGATACCCCATGCGTGAAGGCCCCCTGAAGTTAAGCAAGCTCGACCCTGCCGTACGTAAGGCGTGGTTAGGCAGACCGATGGGGGTCCGCACTTCGATTACAGAAATCGAAGCGAGAGTAAAAGAGGAGAGGGAACATGAAGAAAGTACCCCAGATCTCGTAAAAGTTTTACAGAGAATCGCAGAAGTGTTGGAACGCATCGAAGTTAAAGTTAAATAGGGGGGAGGTGGGAAGGAGGGGAAGGAGTTTGCTAGAGGCAAACTCCCGATTGTTCTGGGTAGCGAACTCCGGGTGGACTTGTTTGATTGTCCATAAACACCTAACAACAACCCAAGTAAAAACTTGACAAAGTAAAGAGTTTGTGATATAATGAACGTTAGTTCATGTGGTGTTGACATGAGCGAGGGGCAATCCTGCCCCGACGGGGAAACCCATAGCGTAAAACTTTTACAGAAGAGGTATGAGATGAGAACTAGAGATATGAGCAATTTGGAAGTGGTGAAGGACCTGTTGTTCCAAGCAGGTGCACTAATCGAGATGCACTACGCGGGTCTGATGACCACGAACGAGACGTTGCTCTCGGTGATTGAGATTATCGAGAAGGC